AGCTGCAGAGTGAACCAGAGCAAACCCTTCAAGCGCATACCAAGCAACACCCTTATCGCGACCGTAATCACTTGGGATCTTGCCTCGGATCTCTGTAGGAACAGCAATCGCCTCGATTACAGTATCCTCACCGAAGAAGAACGCCTGATCAGACACAGCGCCAGACCAACCCTGTGATGCAACTCCAGTCTGCTCGAAGAAGCGCACGCCCTCATAAGACCGACCAACCTCACCATTCAGAATGCTCTGGAAGCCAGCTCCTACATAGGAGTGCAGCGCCTCAAGATCATCCTTGAAGTCACGGAAGGTAGATGGGCGACCAATGCAGCGATAGTTGCCGTCAGAGTAGATTGGAATGTTCCGCTCTTTCATCTGGTCAACAATCAGCTTGACGTGAGTGTTATTCATCGCCAAAGCGTTGGTTGCAGTCGCTGTACCCGTGGTCTCCAGTGTAATAGCTGTTGCGCTATTGCCGGAAGTCGGGGTTACAGTCAGTGGCGTTGCTGCAAACTGCGTATGAGCAGAAGCCTCAAGAGCCTTAACCGCATCATTCTTCAATGCCTTATGGATGATCTGCTTAACAGGGTGCCTAGACATATCATCTAGCATACCGCTGTGGGGTACAGAGTTACCAAACTCCGACACAGTACCACTGCCCTGAGTGATAGTGAACGATGTCTCTGGCATAGCCTCATTCTCAGCAAGCTCACCGCCCTGTGTACCTACATCACTGTAGATATTCCACTGGAAAGCGTCACCTGAATTTAATCCTTTGTCAGTAAAATCCTCCGCATCACAATGCTGAAGGAAGCGCGTCATTGGCTGCAAAGAGTTTCGCAGTACGTCTGACAGTTCTCCACTGTACATATATCCACCAGCAGAATTTGTATTCCAAACTTGTCCCATTACAATCTCCTAAAATTTCATCCCATGCCGCGCTCTTTCTGGAGACGCTGCACATAATCTTTGTTCGACTCTGGCGCGGGTGTTGTCTTTTTACTGACCTTACCACTTGCCGCTCTTGGTGTGCTTGTCTTGCGCTTCCGGTCCATCTTGCTTACGTTTGAAGGTCTCTCCTCGCCCTTATCAACGAATCGCTTCTGTACCCCACTCGCTGCTTCCTTGATGATCTTTTCCGGCATCCAGTCTGGGTTCTCTTTTTGTAACCGCACTGTCTCCGAATCAACCAACCCTGAAAGCATCGGGTCACCAGCAATATCTGGGTAATCCTCGTTAAACGAACTGACCCCTTTTAAAAGAGACTCATCATAATTGCGTTTTGCCGTCTCTTTCTGCTGGCGTTCCTGCTGCCGCTGTAGGTTTGCGGTTACTTGCTGCGCGATCTTGTCTGGGTCAACTGCTGGGGTGGCCTGCTGCGTCCCGCCGTTTATCTTCAGTAAAAGTTCGTTTGCTTTCTCGCTATCACCATCAAACAGAGCGTCGTGGTATTGCTGCGCTAACTCACTATCTTTTGAACCGCCTTCTGGTGGGTTCAGTTTGGCTGCCTCGCCTGCTGGTGGAGGACTTTTCTTCAACTGTTCCTGCTGCTGCTGAAGTTCTCGCTTTGCTGCCTGTACTCGCCCCCATTCTTCATTGGCACGCTTACGCTGCAAAGATGCTTCCTGGAGAGCTCGATCTGCAGAGGCACGCTTCTGGTAGGCTTCTATGCCGCCAGCACCCTCTACCTTCTCTCTCGAAACCATTTTAGTGGAGCCATCGATCTTTACTTCAATCTCTTCTGGCTCAACATCATCCCCGCTTTCACGATCTTGGTAGCCATTGGCTATCTGATCGCGGGGTGAAAGCTCAACCTCAGCTTCTTGCTGAATATTATCCTCTACACCGTCGTTGTCAACCCTTACTTCTACTGGGGCTTCAACGAACTCACGCGCATCCAGACCATACTGGGTAGCTTCTTTTGACATCACACTCTCCTTTTGCCGCCTTTCGGTAGGCTCTATTGTAAAACTTTAATCTTCAGTCTCTTGCTCTCGAAGCTGATCAACGGCAATAGCCCCAGCTGCAACAGCCTCATCTATCCACGCCAAACAACCCTCAGCAACACGAATATCGTTTCTTAATTTCGTATTTGCCTGAACGTCGCCAGGGTCCGCAGAAATCAATGCCTCCAGAGCATCATCACACTCAGCCATTGATCGCGCTCGAAGGTATCTGTACAGCGCACTACTTTTGAAGCTATCAGCCTCGATCCCCAGCTTTGCTGAGTCAAGCAACTGCATATCTGCGTCTTCCATTAGATACCCTGTCTCCCGGTGCTTGCTTTGAAGTTCAGCTCATTCGCCTTGTTTTTCTCGGACATCCGGCGTGTGTTCTGCTCCATAAGCTTGATTGCCGCCTCTCTTTCCTGCGCCTGAACCCTCTGTACCGCGTCTATCTGCTTGTACTCCGCGTTCTTCGCGTCAATCTCAAGCTTTGCCTGCAGCTGAGCTATTGTAAGATCGCGCTTCAGAGCCATATCCATCATCTTAAGCTCTCGATCTTGACCTAGCCTAGCCTGATCGATCTCTGAATCAATCTGCACCTTGCCCTGCTGCACCTGCAGTTTTGCCATTTCAACCTTGGTCTTCTCTTGCTGCTCAAGCTGCTTACCTTCAAGGAGCTGTTGCATCTGCTGGATCTGCTGCTGGAGCTGAGCCACCTGAGGGTCTTGTTCATCAGAAACAGGGAAGAACCTCTCAGAAGAGCGATACCCAAGAGCCCCAAACACTTCTTTAATCACTTCTTGTGGATCTGCTCCTGATAGTGCGTCAGGCATGAACTCGCGAACCGTATTCAAGCCAGCCGTCAGCTTCTCCAGTCTCTTTTGCGGATTGGTGGCACCAAAGCCAACGTTCACACGAACAGTCATTGACCCCTGTAGCATGAGATCAGTCACATCATCGACCCCGTATTTCTGCCAGAGCTTCTGACGCTCACCCATCATAGCCAGCAAACCCTCGTCGGTCTCGTACCCCTGCTCTAGCTTGACCAGCTGCTTAAGCACCGGCTCAACCCACGTCTCAACGAACGTCCTGAGCTGATACTCCATGATGGCGTTAGCGCCTTCAGAAAGCATGGACATACCGCCCACTGTCTCGTTTAACTGACGGTTTGTACCAACAGAGCTCGTCGAGAATGAACCGGCCAACTCGTCATAATCCATGTTGATGCGGTCCTGCTCCTGGTAGGAAGAGCCCGTAACGTCTGGAATGGCATCTGATCTGATATCCTTATTGATATCGTCAACCAAAGTAATCGATCCCGGCACATTGCGAGTCAGAGATCTGTAATCGATTGTTGCTCCACGTCTCGCATAGTAGCGTCGATTCAGAGCTAACGCGACATTATCACGCCTCTGATTGTTGATCTCGTTAGCCTCCTGCTGAAGACTTCCCATCAACTCAGCAAGGCCAGCCGCATAAGTGCGATGCGCCTCAACTACAGCCGACCCCATGACATATGGACGCTCACCAGCCCCAAGATGGAAATACTCCTCTCTCAATGGGATTGGGTCACTCAACAGGAAATGGGTTCCCAGCGTGTAGAAAATCACATCCTTTCCTTCATGCCGGATAATGTTTCTGTGGACCCAAGCTATATCGAAGTCAGTGACGCTATGCCGCTGATCACGATCTGTATTGGTTCTATTGCGATTCTTATGGGTAGACTCTTGCGTATCCGAAGTCCCCATGGCAAGCTGGCCATCAGAAAGGGTATGCCAGGCAGACTGCCCTTTGCCGTCCTGCTTCATCCTCTGCTTGATATCACCGATGTGCATGGGAAAGCGATCAATCAGATATGGAGAGCTGTTAATCGGGTCCGTCCAGTCTGACGCGGGTGAAAACCTGACGTTCTCAACGGGACGCAGTTCAATGACCGGCTTATCACTCACTACCTCACGATCTTCCGTCAGTGCAACGCCACCTTCATCATCCAGCACATACTCGCCATCATCTTGGGTAATGGGGGTGTAGTTGCTAGACTCTTCAAAGTCCCAGTATTGATGAGAGATCACCGTGCCTGTAGTCAAACTGTCTTGATAAGCCCCAAGAGCTATCTTGAACCAGGGGATGGAGTTATCAAGCCGGTACGCCAGCAAATCCTTCAGCAATACCGCCGATACTCTCTGCGCCTCATCCATTTCCAATTCTGGCTGAATGTCTACCGCATCAGCCGTAGAGAAAAGCGCCGCTGCTGCAGCTGCCTCGTTACGCCTTATGATAGCTCTCGTCTTTGGCCGAAACCCTTTCGATCTAAATTTATACGCAGCACTCAGGTACTTAGATCCAGCAGGGTGCTTGCCGTGAAAGTGGCTAACTGACTTCTCTACCTGCTTTCTGACCTCAGCATCGTAATAATCACAGGACGTGTCAAAGGCATCTCTCGACATTGCCAACCAGCTAGACTCTGGCTGCTCTTCGCTGTCTGCCTGCACTTGTGTCTCCCCATCTGCAGGGGCTTGAGCTGAATTCATCATCGATCTGCCACCATCTCGTGTTTCCAGTCACGCTTCACATCAGAGAGCGAGTTCTCAACGTTAATTACCTTTTCGCGCGACAACCGGTACCTCTCAAGGTACTCGCCAGCCCCCATGATCACGCTTCTCATTGAAGGATCACTAATTAAGTCGACAGTGAGCACCGTATACCCCATTCGATTGGAGATAAGCGCGTTCAAGATGTTGATCACGCCGCCGCGCTGATTTACGATAACAGTCCAGCCTTGCTCGTATGCTGGATAGTGCTTTATCAGCGCTGCCATCACATCCTTGGCTAGATTTTGATTGAGCCCGTCGAGCTTTTCATCAACCCCTGAAAGTATCTGCATTATTCCTCTGCCTCTTCAGTGTATAGAGCGGACTGCCCCTGTCTACGCTTGAACTGCTTCCCGTTCGAGAAGGAATATTCAGTATACTCTTGATTCAAATCACCCTCAACCTGCTCAACTCTCGCTTTCCAATCTTCATCTTCATACGTTGGTTGCTCGGCCATCAGCTATCTCCATAATATTCAGGCTCCAAATCAGCCGGGTCATGTACAGCAACAGGTGGAGTCGGGTAAGAAAACGTGAGAGACACCGCATCACCGCAATCAGGGGAGGCCAGTCCTCGCTTCTTCATACTCTCTTTCTTCTCTAACTGTATGCGCATTTTATTATCATACCCGTACTCAGGACCAATTAGATCGCTTACTAGATCCTTGTCGTCAGGTATATCAGCACCAACCAGCCACTCTCGCATTCTTCCCCACATCTCTGCACGCTTATTGTAATACACATCTTTGTTGCTTTCATCTGGGGACACTCCGGCCAGCACTTCGATTACCGGATAACCTAACTGATTGAGGCGATCAACAACTCCGGCACCCAGCCCTACTCCGTCCACAAACGTAGCATGGGGGCGCTCTTTTTTGATGATCTCAGCCACCTTTGAGGCGACCTGCATAGTATCCAGCCCCCTCAACTTAACCAGCTCCTCAAGCTTTCTGCCGTGCCTGCGGGCAATCACAGTCTGGTCATCACCAAACCTAGCCACATCAACCCCCAGCAATCGTGGAGCACCGATTGGCACCTCCACCTCTCTACTTACAGCATCATCCACCACTTCCGCCGATATAAACTGCGTGCTACCGGCACGAGGAAACTCCCCCTTAATACGGATACGCACAAAGTCAGAGTCCTCACCGTAGGAGGTCACGTCTGCCTGGAGCTCCTCTTTGTTTGGCATCTTGCAATCACGAGAATCGACGTGCAGTATTCCATCTATCTCTGTACCTACCAAAACACTCACGGAACCGCCCAGTGTTCTTTGTTGGATTGCCGTACACAAACCACATAGTTCGAGGATCATTCACACCACTAGACACCTCCCAGATTACGTCCGGGATCGCGCTGGCTTCATCATAGATGATGAGCGAATGCCGTCCATGCTGACCAGCAAACGCCTCTGAGTTGTTTTCGCTGTTGGCTATCGGAGAGACAAACCACGTCTCCGGGTGAGCATTATGATAGAACTTTGTCGCGTTCCAAGTAAACCACTCTGCATTTATGGCTCGCTTATGCCATATTGCCAGCTCGCGCCATGTCTTTGTGTTGAGCTGCGGAAAAGTGTTGGCCGTCACCACCCCGTTAAGATGGGGGCGGGTACTCATCGCCCATAATATAATCCACGCTACATCAGCCGACTTTCCGACACCATGACCCGACGCAGTTGCGTCACGAATAATACTTAAAGGCTTGTCACGAATCGTCTCACCAACATATCTAAGCTGATCTTCCTGCCATTTGTCAGGACCATCATAATCTTTTAGGGGGCCGTCCTCACCCCACGGAAACGCAAACTTTACAAAGCTGAGGGGATCATCATAAAACCCAGCCATAATCTTCTGAAGACGATCACTACTCACCCTCAATAGCCTTCATGCGCTTCTCAATCAGAGCCTCGAACGCCTCTGTACCAGACAGTTCAATCTTCTCCTTGTACGCCTGAATATCTACGTGCTGCCCCAGACTCTTCAGATTCTGAGTCTTGTCCATCCACTTAATCTTTTTGAGCGTGCCTATAGGGTCGCCGCCCATCATGATCTCTGATATTTCCAACCCGGTCAAAGATGTTCGCCACACCTTAGGCCACTCACTGAGCTTCTTTAATGACCCGTCATCATTCATAATGTTGGCCACATCCATCTGATCAATTTCGATATGCCGATTCAACACATACCGGGCATCGATAGCCGTCTCTTCGGATCGTTTTGCCTTGGCTTTACCAATCGCCTCAGTAACCCCAACATGCCCCAACAGTCGTGAGGCTGCGTTTTCTGCGGCTCTGCCTCTCGACTTATACCCCGCACGAATATAAGCCTGAGTAGCATTAAGGTCAATCATGTACTCATCAACAAACCTTCTCTGCTGCATAGAGAGCCCGTGCTCGTCCCTCTGAATCCTTTCTGCTTTCTTCCTGGGCGCTACCTTCTTCTTCGCTGGAGCTTTCTTCTTGGCGACCATTAACTACCTCCGGCACATTCT